AACAATTGTCTTCTGGCATCAACCAAGTCGTTGATGACGATTACGAAGAAGATTTTGCTTGCCCTCTTGTGACTCACGATGAAGAAACAAACGAAGATCACAAGCAATATGCTGTGGATGAGTTTTCATATGGCCCTTCACCAAAAAACTGGGAAAAGAAACCAGAGAAGTGTGGCATTTGTGAATACTACAACATCCGTAGCGAAATGATGGATTGCATTGAGGACGGTATGGGCGAATCAGATGGTGTAGGATACTGCACTAAACTTGACTTTGTTTGCTCGGCTGAGAATACATGCAATGCTTATGAGGCAGGCGGTCCTATGACGGACTACGATGATATTGATGAGATTGAGCCTTTAGAGGGCGGATCAAAGGATATCTTTTAATGAAGTTGGGGCGTGGGATATCCAGTGGGACTCCTCCCTGCCCATTGGTGCAGACGCTCCCTAAGCGTTACTGCTCCGCTACGGTAGAGCGCCCTTCGCTCCAACACTTAAAGGGAAGTTAAAATGGCTATTGAACGTGATATGGGTCCGGGTGGAATTATGGGGGATCAGCCTCCAGTTGAAGGACAAGATGTTCTTATAGAAGAGCTTGGTCAGTCGCCCGGCATCTATGAGTTTGATGATGGCTCTGCTATAGTTGGTGAATACGAGGAGATGGAGCCACCTCAAAATATTGCGTTCAACTCAAACCTCGCTGAGTTTGTAGATGAAGCTGATTTAGGTCAGATTTCATCAAACTTAATAGGTGACATTGAAGACGATTTTTCTTCACGTCAAGATTGGGAAGATACTTATAAGCAGGGCTTAGAGTTTCTTGGCATGAAGTATGAAGAACGTGTTGAGCCTTTTGAAGGTTCATCTGGGGTTATTCATCCATTGCTTGCTGAAAGCGTAACGCAGTTCCAAGCTCAAGCTTACCGTGAAATGCTTCCTGCCACTGGCCCTGTAAGAACTCAAATTCTTGGCGCACAGAACGAAATGCTTGTAAAGCAAGCGGAGCGCGTCAAAGATTACATGAACTATATGATTACTTATGAAATGGAAGAGTATGATCCTGAAATGGATCAAATGCTTTTTTATCTTCCAGTCATTGGTTCAACGTTTAAAAAAGTTTACTTTGATCCGCTCAAAGGTCGTGCCGTAAGTCAGTTTGTGCATGCAGAAGACTTGGTAGTGCCTTACGGAGCAGTTGACTTAGCGACAAGTCCACGTATTACGCAAGTAATTAAAATGGACTCTAATGAAGTTCGTAAGCTGCAAATAGCAGGTTTTTATCGTGATGTTGATTTACCTGCGAACGGTGACTACAGCGATACCATGTCTGAAGTCCAAGAGTCTATTGACGACATACAAGGCGTACATCCTAGCAATACATCTGTAGAGTTAACTTTGTATGAAATTCATACAGACTTAGACTTGCCCGGGTTTGAAGACATGGACCCTGAAGGTGAGCCAAGTGGCCTGAAGCTTCCTTACATTGTGACTATTATCGAAGATACTGGTCAAGTTTTATCGATTCGCAGGAACTATTCTGAAGCTGATCCTATGATGAAGCGGAAGCAATATTTTGTTCATTATAAGTTTTTACCGGGCCTTGGTTTTTATGGCCTTGGTTTGACGCACATGATTGGTGGGTTGGCACAAGCGTCCACGTCTATATTGCGCCAACTCATCGATGCGGGTACGCTCTCCAACTTGCCTGCGGGATTCAAGGCTCGTGGAGCGCGTATCCGCGACGAAGAAAGCCCCATACAGCCCGGAGAGTTCCGTGATATTGATGTCGCAGGAACCGATATACGCACCTCTCTAATGCCTCTTCCGTTCAAAGAGCCTTCAGGTACCCTATACAACCTTTTGGGCACTCTGGTGGACGCAGGACGCCGCTTTGCGGCTATGGCTGACATGAAGATTGGTGAGATGGGTGGGGAAACGCCTGTTGGCACCACAATGGCGATTATGGAGCGTGGCACAAAAGTTATGTCTGCGATCCATAAGCGTATGCATTATTCGCAAAAAATTGAGTTTAAACTTCTGGCAAAAGTGTTCTCTGAAACAATTCAGACTTACCCATATATGCCTTCAATGGAAGTTGGACCTGAAGTGTTTGCGCAAGACTTTGATGCAAGAGTTGATGTCCTTCCAGTTAGCGACCCTAACATCTTCTCTATGGCCCAACGCATCGCTCTTGCGCAAACCCAATTGCAGCTTGTGCAATCTAATCCGCAAATTCATGGTGGGCCTCAAGGATTGTACCAAGCGTATCGTAAGATGTATGAAGCTTTGGGCGTTAATAACATTGACGCGATCCTACCACCTCCACCACAGCCTATGCCTATGAATGCGGCTATGGAAAACAAAATGGCACTGACTGGCGGTATGCCACAAGCATTCCCGCAGCAAGATCACAAGGCTCATATGGAAACGCACTTGGCGATTATGTCCACACCTGTAGTTCAAATGAACCCGCAGGCTATGGCTACATTGCAAGGTCATATACAAGAACACATTGGTATGCTTGCTGAACAGCAGGCACAACAAATGGTTATGGAGCAAGCTGGTCCAGAAGTTCAGCAAAACCCAGAAGCTATGCAGATGCTACAACCTGCTATGGAGCGTCAGGCAGCTATGTTGATAGCCGACCTTACTGAAGAGTTCACTCAGACTGTAGAGCCGATGCCACAAGGCGAAGACCCACTGGTGGCGATTAGGCAGCAAGAACTGCAACTAAAGGCAGCAGACATGCAGCGTAAGTCTTCTGAGTTTGAGGCGAAGCAAGAGCTAGAGCGTGAGCGTGAGATGATGGACGCTAAGTTAAATCAAGAGCGCATTAATCTTCAAAAAGAAGCTCTAGATGACAAAACAAGAGTTGCAGAGGATCGCATACAAACTCAACGTGATATAGCGGCCTTAAATGCTCAAACAAAAAGGAAAAGCTAATGACCAGTAGTGTACGCGCAAAAATGATGCAAGACGAGAAGGAGAAGAAAATTGCCACTCGCCAAAGGGAAGAGTCAGAAAACAGTAAGCTCCAACATAAGCAAGTTAGTGTCGGAGGGGTATCCGCAAAAGCAAGCAGTGGCGATAGCTCTGGCGGCATTGAAAAAGTCAGGGCGCGGACGAAAAAAGGTCACTTCGTCAAAGACGACCCAAACACCCCAGAAAACGAAGCGTGGGTCGAAAAGCCAAAAAAATCCCCTGCAAAGAAAAAAGCTCCAGCCAAAAAGAAAACCACTAAAAAAAGCTAACGGGGGCACTGTTAGTAGGTTTAGTTCAATAGCTAGGCCGCAAAGATTTCAGGGTGTTTTCTAAACTACAGGAGAACACCTCTTGCTTTTTACTGCACATTGTATAAAGTCCTAGTGGGAGGCCCACATGGACGCACTAAATCTAGCTGAATACCTCTACAAAAAGTTGCGACAGCGCCGTGAAGACATACAAGTGTCTTTAGGAACTGGAAATATAGGTTCTTTTGAGGAATACAGATTTGCTGTTGGGCAAATTAAAGGGTTAACGTTCATGGAAGATGAAATTCGAACAGCAATGAAAAATATTGAGTACGCAGATGACTAAAAAACTGTACGTGCCAGAGCATGTGGCACGAAGATCAAAAAAGCCTGTAGGCATGGAAGATATTCCTCAGCCTGTAAAGACAGCCTTTGGAAAAGACAAGGCTGAAAGTAAGAATGAAAGCGATCCATCTGAAATGGATGCTTCGGCGCTAGAACGCCTACCGCAGCCGACTGGATACCGCATGCTTATTATTCCTTACTACCCAAGTGAGAAAACTAAGGGCGGATTGTATGTTCCAGACCAAGTTCGTGACCGTGAAGCGTTCGCAACAGTAGCCGCTTACGTGGTTAAGCTGGGTCCAGACGCTTACCAAGATCAGCAAAAATTCCCAACAGGTCCATGGTGTTCTCAAAAAGACTGGGTACTTATAGGAAGATATGCTGGAAATCGGTTTAAAGTTGATGGATTAGAGGTAAGAATTATAAATGATGACAACATTATAGCAACAATTCTTGACCCAACCGACATTTCTTATGTATAGTGCAAACAAAGGATAGGCTTATGTCTGAGATAGAAGAAGAACACGAAACTGAAGTTGTAGAAATAGAGGAAGAAGACTCTAACTACGAAGTCGTTGATCAAGACGACGACAGTGGAAATTCCGATGGCGGAGATGAAGAGCTTCAAGCTTATACAAAAGAAGCTAAAAAGCGCAGAAGTAAAGAAGAAACTGAGCGCCGTATTCGTCAACTGACTGCAGCTAGAAAAACTGCTGAAGAAGAAGCCGCTGCGGCGGTTCAATATATTCAGCAAGTTCAGTCTCAAAATGAAGAAATGAAGCGCCGACTTTCTAGCTTAGACAAGGGTTATATGTCTGAGTTTGAGGGTCGTATTTCATCTCAAGAAGCTCAAGCTAAACGCGCATTAGCGGAGGCGTATGAGGCTGGCGACTATGATAGAGTTGCAGATGCCCAGCAAGCCATATCTCAAATTGCCATAGAAAAAGAACGCATTCGTGTTCAAAAAAGCCGCGCTCAAGCCGCCGCTCAACAGAATCAGTTGCAGCAACAACAAGTTCAGCAGCAGCAACAAAGGCGTCCTCAACCACAGCCGCGTGACCCTAAGTTGGATGCTTGGCTTGAAAAAAATGAATGGTTTGAAAAAGATAAAGTAATGAGAAGTGCGGCTCGTGCTATTCATGAAACTCTTATTGCTGAAGAGGGTTATGACCCTACTACAGATGAGTATTATGCTGAAATTGATAGGCGTATTCGTCGTGAAATGCCTCACAAGTTTCAGGGTGACAAGCGTAACGTCCAGTCTGTCACGCCTGCTGGGAGCGGAACCCGCTCTCTAAAATCTGGACGGAAGAAGCAAGTGGAGCTTAATCCCGGTCAAGTGCGCTTGGCTGCAAAATTAGGAGTCCCCTTGGATAAATATGCTGCTCAAGTAGCTAAACTTGAAAATCGGAGAGACTGATATGGCTGACCGTACTTCACGCGAAACACAAACGCGGGAGCGCCAAGAGCGCAAAGTTTGGAGACCCGGTTCGGCTTTAGAGGCGCCGGAAGCCCCTTTGGGCTATAAGCATCGCTGGATTCGTGAATCCGTGATGGAATTTGACGACAAAACCAACGTCCATAAGAGACGGCAAGAGGGATATGATCTCGTTCGTGCAGAGGAATATCCAGAATATTCAGGTCCAGTTGTTGACGAGGGGCGCAACGCAGGCATCATTGGTGTCGGCGGATTAGTTCTTGCGCGGATTCCCGTCGAATTGGCAGATCAACGTAATCAACACTACCAAGGGGTTACACAAAACCAAATGGAAGCTGTTGACCGCGATTGGATGCGCGAAAATAACCCCGCGATGCCTAAATTGGCACCGCAGCGAAAAACAACTGTGAGTTTCGGCTCACGACCTAAATCTGATGGAGAATAAGGATGTCTAACTACGACGCACCTTTTGGCCTTCGTCCGTCACGTACAAGCATTAGCTCTCAGCAGCAAAACCGTTATCGCATTGCTTCAGGTTATGCGACTGCAATCTTCCAAGGTGATCTTGTGAAAGTTGTAACTGGTGGCGGCATTGAGCGTGTAACAGCTTCCCCCGGCACTGACCTAATTCTAGGCGTGTTCAATGGCTGTAACTATACGGACCCGACGACAGGCAAACCAACATGGTCAGCATATTACCCCGGTGGTGTTGCTGCTGCTGATATCATTGCAGATGTGATCGACGATCCAAATGCAACGTTTGAAGTGCAAGCAGATGCCGCTTTCCCAGTAGCTGACTTGATGGGCAACTTTAATATTGTTGCTACAGCGGGTGATACCACTTCTGGTATATCTCGTGTCGAAATTGGTGTTTCAACGGGCGCAACAACAGCGACTCTACCGTTGAAAGCTATCGACATTTCTCAAGACCCTGAGAATAGCGATGTTTCATCAGCGAACACTAACGTGATCGTTAAAATCAACAACCACCTGTTCAGTGCTGGCACTGCAGGTCTGGCATAAGGAGAGAAGTGACTCATGGCTATTTCAAGATCACAACTCGTCAAAGAACTAGAGCCGGGCCTTAATGCTTTGTTCGGTATGGAATATGACCGTTATGAAAATCAGCATGCGGAAATCTACGACACGGAATCATCTGACCGTGCATTCGAAGAAGAAGTCATGCTGGTCGGATTTGGAAATGCTCCAACCAAGAATGAAGGTTCTGGTGTTCAGTTCGATAATGCAAATGAAGCATATACTGCTCGTTATACACACGAGACAGTTGCGCTTGCATTCGCATTAACAGAAGAAGCTGTTGAAGACAACTTGTATGACCGCCTTGGCGCACGTTATACAAAAGCGTTGGCTCGTTCTATGGCTCACACTAAGCAAGTTAAAGCTGCTGCTACATTGAACAATGCGTTCGACAGCAACTATACTGGCGGTGATGGCAAAGAACTTTGTGCAACTGACCACCCACTAGCTGGTGGTGGTACGTTCCGCAACGAACCTTCAACTGCTGCTGACCTCA